CAAAGAGCGAGCAAAGCTGTTTCTATCCGGTAAGGTATCAATCAGTCAGTTTAATGACCTGTCCGGCAGACCACTAACGCTCGCAGAACTCCGCGCACTTGATGGCGGTTGATGTTATACTGATTACGCCATAACGGCACAACAATAGAAGCAACAGAAGAGGTTTATATCATGTTTACAGTAAATATTGAAGGTCCAGACGGCTTGCTGCAGCTCATTGAATCGTGGGAGTCGGTCAAGGTTATTAGGAAGGGGCACTCAACATTTGAAGATGAAATGAAATCTTGCGGCGGAGATATTTCAGATGGATTTGCCATACTTTACGGCGCACCGTCAGGCGCTAGGTTTTTTCTGAATAACGGCTGCAAGTGTTACGTCACCAATTCAGCGGGCAAGACAATTGCCTCAATCAAATAACCGCATTGCGTAGCCTTGTTTCAGCCTCGTTGCAAGGTTACGCATAACCAAGCTATACTTGACAAAACGAATTGAGGCTGAGCCATGCGGTTAGAAAACATCACAAGACACCCTGAAAGCGCATTGATGCTGGCGGAGATTAAGAAAATCCGCGATTGCGTCAAAGGCTCCGCGTTTGTGAAGGCTGAGCGCTCATTGTACTTGCCGCACCCATCAGCACTTGATACTACTTCGCAAGAAGCGATGATGCGTTACAACAAATATTTGTCCGGCGCACAGTTTCAGGGCATACCAGCGCAAACATTAAAAGCATGGGTTGGCAAGATTGATCCAGCAAAGACCCAAGTTGAGCTGCCGGAGAAAATCGCTTACCTAGAAACCGACATTGACGGCGACGGTTTATCAATGAATGGCGCAATCAGCCAGGTATTGAGCAACGTGCTTGCTGTGAAGTGGCATGTGCTAGTTGCCGACTATCAAGGGCTGTCTGATGTCGATTTAGAGTCTTTGACCGTTGCTGATATTGAACGCTTAAACCCTCGAGCAACAGTGAAGCAGTACACTCGTGAAAACGTCTATTACTGGCACTTTAAGCGAGTCAACGGCAAGATGCAGCTGGCTTACATCATGCTGCGCGAGGAAGGCTTAGAGTTTGACGAAACCAAAATTAACCAATTCAAGATTGAATCATTCCTTGTATTGGCTCTTGATGAAAATGGCAATTACTACCAGCAAAAGCTAGTTAAAACATCTGACGGCATTGAAGAAGGCGAGAAAAGCTCGGTAATTGTTGGCGGCGCTCCGCTCAAGTGGCTGCCAGTTCAAGTTGTGATGGACGAGCCGATGCAATCAGGATCCATGCCTATGGAACTTGGCTATCTATCGCCAATTGTTGACTTAACTCTGCATAACTACATCATCAGTGCAGACAAAAAAGAGGCAATGCTTAGCCTGCCCCCAACTATCAACTACTATGGTGTCGGCGAGAATGAGTGGGAGCAATTCCAAGCTGTTAACGGACGCTCTTATGTTGGCGTTGGCAGTACAACAGCAAACCTATGGTCTCAAGGCGTAAGCGCTGAAATACTCAGTGCTCAGACAGATTTGACAGGCTACGACCAAAGCATTAAAGACAACAACGACGAAATGAGATCGCTCGGCGCATCTTTTCCATCTGACGCAATCAGCAACAAGACGGCGACAGAGGCGAGCTATGATGCATCTGAGCAGGTGGCAAGGCTTGCTGTTATAGCTCAGTGTACTGAGGATGCAATGACGCGCATCTGCCTATACTGCGGCATGTTTGAGGGATTATGGTCACAAGATGAAGTTGAGCAGAATGATCAAGTCGTGATCCAAATGAATCGTGATTTCAGCAACGCCAAGCTGACGGCGCAAGAGGTGCAACAGATTATCGCTGTCAGAATGAGCGGAGGATATGACCAGGAGGAATACATCAAGGTCTTAGCGCAAGGTGGCTGGACTGTTAGCGATGCTGAAGAATTGCTGGCAAGGCTTGATTCAGGCGCAGGAATGTCGCTGAATTTGCAAGGTAACGCGTAACCGTTTAAACTACAAAAGTGCAGGCGGTGCCTGTGCTTGGATGAAACAAAACAGAGGGTTGTACCTGATGCTAACTAAAGAAGAGTTTGAAGGCTTGCCAGAAAAAGCTAAAGCTGGCTTTGCACTTGATGGCGATGAATATATCCCAGTCAAAGACGCCAAGCTAAAGCAGGCTATTAACGAGCTGGACGGAAAGCTAAAAGAGTTTGAGAAAAACAAAGCTGCCGATATTGAAGCGGCCAGATCCAAAGCGCTTGAGGAAGCCCGCACTAAAGGTGATGTGGCAGAGATTGAAAAGCGCTACAAAGAGCAAATGGACGACTTGCGCAAGCGCGTAAAAGAAGAAACGCGCAACGAAGTAATTAAAGAGTTGTCAGAAAAGCAGGCTGGTGAACGAGCAGCGTCATTGGCAGACAAGATTGGTTTGGCTTTGGCTCACGATAAAGACGACGCCGAAGCCATCGCGGATTTAATCCGCAGCCGAGTAAAGGTTGACCCTGAGACCGGCAAAGAAATCTATTACAGCGCCCAAGGCAGTGCCTTGAGTGTTGACCGCGCAGGATTCGAGGCTGAACTGAAGAAAGAGCCACGATTCAAGCGTTTAATCAAGGCTGAAGCCAGCACCACAGGCGCAGGCAAGGCTAACGGCTCGAATGGTAATGGCGGTGCCAGCAACCAGAAGGCAACCAGAGCGCAGTTTGAGGCGATGAACCCGACTGAGCGAATGACATTTGTTAAATCTGGCGGCTCCATAACCGCTTAATACACTTGAGGGCTTTAAAATGAGCAATACCTTAACAAACTTGGTCCCAGACCTGTACGCAGCGCTTGACGTTGTATCACGCGAATTGGTTGGTATGATTCCGGCTGTCACAATGGACGCTCGAGTTGATCGCGCCGCTGAAGGTCAGTCAGTGCGCGTGCCAATCGTGCCAACCAACACAGCAAGCAACATCACGCCAGCTATGGGGGTGCCTGCTGAAGCAGATCAAACTATCGGCAACACTTCAATCGTGATTAACAAAGCTCGCGCCGTGCCATTCTCATGGGAAGGCAACGAACAGGTTGGTTTAAACACCGGCGTTGGTTACGGCAATATCCGCGTAAACCAAATCGCTCAGGCGATGCGCACGCTGGTAAACGAAGTTGAGACAGACCTGTGTAACTTGCACGTCACCACAAGCCGCGCATTCGGCACTGCCGGCACGACTCCATTTGGCACTGCTGGCGACTTCTCAGACGCGACTCAGGCACTGAAAATCCTGAAAGACAACGGCGCACCTGTGCAAGACAACCAGTTAGTTGTCAACACATCTGCCGGCGCTATCTTCTTAGGCAAGCAGTCGAACAGTTCAGTGCAATTTGATGCTTCAATCATGCGCCAAGGCGTTTTCCAAACCTTATCTGGTATGGATATCCGCGAATCAGGCCAGATTGCAACAGCAACCAAGGGTACAGGCTCTGGCTATCTGGTTAACAACGGCGCTGGTTATGCTGTTGGCGCAACTGCGATTGCTGTCGATACTGGCTCTGGCACTATCGTTGCTGGTGATGCAATCACCTTTGCTGGCGACACTAACCAATACGTTGTCGCCACAGCTCTTGCTGCAAACGTTGTTACACTGGCCGCTCCTGGTTTACGTCGTGCCGTTGCTGACAATGCGGCAATCACTGTACTGAACAACTCAGCTCGCAACATGGCGTTTAACCGCTCTGCCATCATTCTGGCAACGCGCATGCCGCAGCGCCCACAAGAGGGTGACATGGCGATTGATGTAATGACCATTCAAGACCCGCGCTCAGGCTTGGCGTTTGAAGTGTCAATCTATCCTGGCTACCGCAAAATCCGTTACGAAATTGCGCTGGCATGGGGTGTTAAAAACATCAAGCCAGAGCACACGGCGTTGCTGCTGGGCTAATAAATAGCGGGGCTCGCCCCGCTTTCTCTCTGAGGTTGATATGAGCGATCCAATTATTCCGGAAGACCCGCCAGAAGACGGCGAAGACTCCAACAGCAAGCAGAAACCAAAGAAGCCGCCTTTATAGCGGCTTTTTTATTTGCCTGTTGTGCGCTAAACTGTTCAAAATTTGAGGGCGCATCATGGCTATAACATCACTCGATCAACTCATCGCAGCACCAAAGCAAGCGGTAGGATATTTAAAAACAGGCTCGCGCACTACGGTTGCTGCAATGCCGTTTTCTGTATTTGACGTATCTGGCGCACCATCTGGCACGATTGCAGTCGGTAACACAGCCAATGGCATTGTGCCGACCGATGCGATTGCCGGCTATCCTGTTATCAATGCTTTCGCTGGCGGTGCGACTGGCTATTTGTCAGAGGTTACATTCGGCTCATCAGTCGCGTCGCGCATCGGGCTTTACGACTGCCTTTTCAGTGCGGGCGCTTACGCATTTAACGCATCAACAACGCTTGCGTCACAGCCAAGCTATGCAGGCAGGGTGCCGGCTGCTGACTATAACGGGCTTGAAATCTGGTTTGAGGCTGCGACAGCATTTACGGGTAACTTGAGCTTAACAGTTACCTATACAAATCAAGATGGCGTAACAGGTAGAAGCACCGGCGTATTTGCGCCTGGCATTGCGCCAACCATTGGCCGAATGTTCTTATTGCCGCTTCAGGTTGGCGACACTGGCGTACAAAAGATTGAATCCGTAACAAGCACAACGGCAACCGTGGGAACTTTTAACATTCATGTCATGCGGCGTTTGTGGCAAGGTCGAGTAAGAAGCAACAACGATGGCGATGCACATGATTTTCTAAAAACCGGCATGCCGCAAGTTTATGCAGACTCCGCATTCAGGTTTATTGTTTACGCTGACTCGACAGCAAGCGGGACTATTGAAGTTCAGTTTGAAATAGCGAACGGCTAACATGAAAAGCCTTTTCAGGCAGATACCAACAGGTCGATTGCAGGTTTCGGATTTACTGAAGCCTGCAAATTCACGCTTTATTGCCGATGATTTCTTTGAGGCTGAAGGTGGCAGCTCTGTTTCAGCATCCATTTCTTTAGATATTGGCGGCTTCTCATTTTCCGCAGAGTCATCAAATATCCCGCCTGCAATTATCTCTGCAGTATCGCTAGATATTGGCGCGTTTAACTTTGGAGCAGGAGCATCAAATTCACCGCCAATAATTGATGCATCTGTTGGATTTGAATTAGGAAATTTCGGCTTTTCCATTGGCGCAAGCACCGCCAGCTCAATAAAATCAGCGTCAGCATCTTTTGACATCGGCAGCTTTGATTTCTCTATTGCCAGCATTAATGCGGCGCAACCTGTAGTTGCATCTGCTCTTTTTGATATTGGCTCTTTCGGCTTCTCTATCATATCTGGCGAAATTACCGATGAGGCCAGCGAGGGCGGCAGAATTGTATTTACTGAATTGCCTAGATTCATTAGCTTTCAAGAGCTGCCAACATCAATTACATTTAATGAAAAATCACGTACAATTAGCTTTAATGAATTATCGCGCAAGATCCGATTCGTCGAAGATTCGCGCACAATCAGATTTGAGGGTTTAGCATGAACATAGCCTTGAGAAATAAAGTTCTGAATGACTTTGGCACTGCTATCGGCACCGGCACACTGACTATTTACAGCGGAACACCGCCTGCAAACGACGATGCTGCACTGTCAGGCAACACCGCGTTAGCTGCTCACGCAGGCGCAGGATTTGCAGCAGCAGCATCTGGAAGCATGTCTGCAAACGCAATCAGTCCTGATGCAATCGACGCCACAGGCAGAGCATCATTTGCGCGCTGGGTTTCTGGCTCTTATGTCCAACAGCTCACAGTCGGCATTGAAGGCTCTGGCGCTCAGCTTATCGTTGCCAAGAAGGGAGCGGTGCCAGATGTGACAGATTTGGACTATGTAACTGGCGGGCAATCAATCATTGCATCTGTGACAATCACAAAAGGGGCGTAACATGCGATTTCCCCGCAATGCGAAGGTTGGCAAAGTCGATAGATACGAGGCGCAGATTGATGCTGACTGGCTCGGAACAGAGACGATTGCCAGCTGTCCGGTTGCCGCATCAAATGCCAATGTGACTATCGGCACTGTGACGATTAGCGGCAACAGCGTATTCTTTATGGTGACCGGCGTTGCGGTTGGTAGTGTCGAGCTGACATTTAGCATTACAACAAGCGGCGGGCGCACAGACTGCAAACACGGCACAATCGTCACGGAGGAATGCTGATGGCTACGATTACGCAAACAAGCATCAATGTTAAAGGCGCGGTTGACTTGCCTGTAACGACGTTGACCGGCACTGATAGTTTTATCTTTCAGCCTGATGGCAATCAGTTTTTGGTTATTGAAACCACGCCGTAAACGATGTCAACTAGCCGTTGGCCCTATTTACAGGGTTAGTGGCGCAGCTAACGCATTAAGTTGACCGCCTGGGGAGTACGGCCGCAAGGTTAAAACTCA